GTATTACAATATAAACAACCGTAAGTCTGCTGGTACATCACGCCCTAAAAGCAAATCTACAGTATCACCGAAAGCATACAGTAATATGAAAAAAGGCTTTCCAAAAATAGGAAGGAAATAAAATGGCTGAATACAAAATGCCTAGCGAAAGACCTGAATGGGAAGACCTAAAAGATAGGATTAAAGAACACGAAGGATTTAGGGATACTATTTATAAAGACAGTCTTGGCAAAGCCACTATAGGCTACGGTCATTTAATTACAGCAGATGATGAATACCAAGAAGGCCATTCATACAGTTCCCATCTTCTTGAAGCACAATTTAATGTAGACTTTGATAGTTCATTTATGGAAGCACAAGAATTAATGGAAGGCTATAATCTTCCACCCCAAGCACAAGAAGTTATTGCTGAAATGGTATTTCAATTAGGGGCAAACGGGGTATCACGTTTTAAAAATATGTGGGTTGCATTAAAAGAACATGATTTTGTAGATGCAGCAGATGAAATGCTAGACAGTAGATGGTTTACTCAAACACCAGAACGTTGTGAAGAATTATCTGACCGAATGGCATCTTGCAATATAACATAATTGGCGCACTTGAGAGGATTCGAACCTCTGACCCCTTGTTTCGTAGACAAGTGTTCTATCCACTGAACTACAAGTGCTTTAATCTTTAGAAGATTTTTTTAATTCTATCTTAACTTTTTCAAGATAAACTAATGTATCCATTAATTCTTCTTGAGCGTCATTTATCCATTCGATTAATGGTTTGCTGGCTTGTTCCATTGTGCCGCCATAAGTAATTAGCCCTTCATCTGCACGTTTAGCCATTCTCTTTAGGATACCCCTAACAAGACGGTCTTGTGTGTAGACGAAGGGCTTATCCATTAGAATGAAACCTTTGTCCAGTGTGTACAGTAATCACGCACAGCACAATAATGAGCGCATCTAGTATCCTCACCTGCACGTAGCACTATCTTACTGCCTTTACCTTCAGACATACCATTGGCTTTGATAAACTCTTTAGCTGCATCCATTGACGGAAGTAATCTTACAGCAGATTTACGTCCATCTTTCATTACAGCGTAAGTATCAGGCTTGTTCCACCTTTCTTCAGGCGAACAAATAGGCGGTTCATCTTGCAATGCAGCAGATTGATGCAAAGCTACACGACCTTTTACGTAAGCGTCCTGTTCTTCATCAGACCACATAGTAATAGGTAACGTTACTACCTGTTGTTTTGGATAATCAACAGACGTTAACGCTTTCATTTTTGACCAATCACGTAAGATAGCCACAATAGAAAGTGATTTTACCTTGATAGGTAATTTCTTTTCACTATGCCTAATCAACCAATCAAGAATGTTTAGCTGTGCTTCCCATTCTTTTTTGCCGTTCTTCAGTGCATCAACTACAGCCCATGCTGACGTAGTTTTAAAATCAATCAATTCACCTTCTTTAGTAAGATAATCAAATTGACCTGATACAACCCATTTGTTTGTATGCTCATTGTTTACAAACATACGTTCTTCAGACAAGTCACCGTCTTGTGCAGCACGTTCAATAATGTGATGTACAGACTGACCCAACAAACTAAAGATACGATCAGAAGCATCTTCTTCCAATTCATTCCAATGTTTTTTGGTTAGAATGTTTATACGTGGTGGTGCAAGCAAACGTGTTGCAGATATGTCACTACCTTTACCGTCATAAGGGTCATTAATAACCGCATTAACGATAGCTTGTGGTAGATTTTGTACGTTAGTTATTTTCATATCACCCCCTAAAATGGTACATCGTCATCAGAAACGTCAGGGTAAGGAACATCACCACCATTGTGGTCATCCCCCAAATCTTGACTATCTGCTAACTCTTGTGAACGTAAAATAATCGCACGAATACCATCAGGCAGCGCATTAAAAGAATCACGGTTACCTTTTTGATAATCGTCTACGCTAAATATGATAGTGCTATGGTGCTGTTCAATCATTTCATCACCTTTAGGCAATGGCATGAGGGTAGAAATACGTGGTCTACCATTCTTACCTTCAACAACATTCATCATACAAGGAACGCCAGCTAACTTTGAAATGTCAAAGCCCTGCTTTTCTGTTTCAGTGAAAGCACGACCACGCCATGCTGTTAGGTCATTACCTAAGTTAGATTTTTCATGTAGTGAAATGGTGTAGAACTTACTAATAGTAAGCGGTTCACCGTTGCTATTGGTTTCTGATGGCACTTCCCATATCAGCATACATTGACGCTTCCATGTGATGTCACCTTGGTAGTCATTCTTTTGTGTACCAAGATCAATGACCTTGACGCACCTTGCTTTGTGTACCCCTACGGATACATCAGGGTAGCGACCTTCACCGCCTTGACCCATTGTTGCTATAATTGATGTCATATCTTTTCCTTTTTGTATATTTACTATTGAGACTCAATGTTAATCTAAGTTAACCAATAAGTCAAGCGAGTTGACAATAGTTAACATAAAGAGTAGAGTTTACTTACATTATAACAACAGAAAAATTTGGTTATGGACAACAGATCACTGCGTATCTTAGCAGAAGACAGAAAAGTAGAGATTGTATCAAAGTACGGTGGTAGAAATCTATCACGCTTGCTTGGCATCAGTCACCCTGCTGTTTCTAAGTGGGATGTTATACCACCATTACGTGCGTATCAAATAGCAGAATTAGGTGATTATGACCTACATTACATTAGGCCAGATTTAAAAGTTAACGCTTAACGCTTAATCATAAATTTGATATAACAAGTTTGGGTGGTTGGGGTTTTTTGCTCCGTTGTTTCCCTGACTGCCCACCACTTCCCCTTTAATATGACAATCGTATAGCATTGCTATGGCTACCGTATAAAAAGCTAATGCGATTTTATCCCCTTCACCTTCACCTTCACCTTCATCTTCACCTGCATCCCAAGATAAGGTTGACAGCTATCACGTATTGGATTAACATTAACCTAACTTAACATTTAACAATATGATGATCCAATGAGAAAACGCAAAAATGACGAGCAATCACCAGCGTTTCAGTTCTATGCAAACGACTGGATTAGTGAACCTTCAAGAATGAGGATGTCACTAGAAGAACAAGGTGCTTACATATTACTCTACTGCCATTGCTGGCGTGGGTTTCGTGTGCCTTTAGATTATGAAATATTATCTAAGATGTGTAATTGCACTATAGATAAAATCAAAAAGATGCTGCCAAAAATAAAACCTTTGTTTAAAGAAATTAAAGACAAGGATGGTCTTGTTTATTTGGTGTGCATACAAGCAGAAGAAGAACGGATAGAGCAAGACCTTAACCGTAAGAAGCGTCAAGCAGCAGGCAAAAAAGGTGCTGAAGCTAGATGGGGGGCAAGTGATGTACAACCCGATAAGTAATTACGGTGTCTTTATGGATGTTATTGGTAAACAAAATAGTTTCCAAACATTTGATGATAAGGGCAAAGACAAACGATTAGTAAAACAACTGCATGGAACGTTGGAACAGCACATACAAGAATTGTGGCGTTTAAATAAACGTGGTGCAGGTGTGTTTTTTACCGTCAATCAAACTGATTTATTAGGACGTACTACAAAGAACATAACAAAAGTACGTTCAGTTTTTATTGATTTAGATGGTGCGCCTTTGCCTAGCAAGTTTGATTTGCAGCCGCATATGATAGTCAATACATCACCTGACAAATACCATGTGTATTGGTTAGTGCATGATATGCCATTAGAAAGTTTTACTTTGTATCAACAGGCATTGGCTGCAAAGTTTGACGCAGACCCAAAAGTAAAAGATTTGCCACGTGTTATGCGTATTGCTGGTTTTTATCATCACAAGAAACACCCCTATCCAATTAAAATACACAAAATGATTGATGCTGAACCTTACTCAATGGCAGAAATTAGGGATGGCCTTGGATTAAAACGACCTGAAGTTACACGTGTAAAAGTAGATTACCAGCCTTCTATGTACAAAGGTAAGTATTCAGGCACTTTGCGATACGGTGTAGGTGAAGGCGACAGACATGAAGCATTAGTTAAGATGCTAATTGCTATTCGTATGCGTGGTGAAAGTTATGATTATGCACAAACAGAAGCACAATCATTTGCAAACGCTTGTAACCCACCTGAAGACATGAATGAAGTTATGTTTCAGGTAAGAGATATATGGAAACGTTATGCACCTTCGTGATTATCAACAATTAGCATTAGAAAATATACGTAACAGTTTCCGTAACGGGAACAAAAAAGTGTTACTTGTTAGCCCAACTGGTAGTGGTAAGACCGTAATTGCAGCAGCAATGATACAACAGGCAACAGAAAAGCTAAAAAAATGCCTGTTTGTAGCCCACAGGCGTGAACTTGTCATGCAATGTAGCAATAAACTGCATGATTTTGAAGTAAACCACGCATTATTGATGGCTGGCAAGTCAGGTGGCTATGCAAGAACGACTATTGCAAGTGTTCAAACTTTTAATGCACGTAAAGACAACGAATATTTTATGAAACCTAGTGCTGATTTAATTATATTAGATGAAGCGCATAGGTCAGTAAGCAAATCATTTCGTGATTTAGTGGATGAATACCCTGATGCTTATGTGATTGGACTAACTGCAACGCCCTGTAGGTCAGATGGCAAAGGGTTAGCGTCAATGTACGATGATTTAATTGAATGTGGAAGCATTAGGAAACTCACCGATCAAGGTCACCTTGTACCTACAAGAATAGTTGCACCAACAATGCCTGATCTTGAGGGTATAAGAATAATTGGGGGTGATTATGAAAAAGGCAGCTTATCTGAACGTATGAACAAACCTAAATTAGTGGGTGACTTAGTTACACATTGGTTAAAGTTTGCAGAAGGCAGGCCAACAGTAGTTTTTTGTACGTCTATTGCACATAGCAGGTACGTTGCACAAATTTTTAGGCGTAATGGTATATCAGCAGGCCATGTTGATGGTGATATGCCTGAAATAGAACGTGAGCAGGTGCTAAATGATTTGCACACAGGTGAAATTAAAGTGCTGGCAAATTGTCAGGTGCTTACTGAAGGATGGGATGAACCCAAAGTTAGTTGCGTAATTTTAGCTAGACCAACTAAATCATATGCTATGTATTTGCAGATGGTTGGGCGTAGTCTTAGACCATTTGAGGGTAAAAAAGACACGTTAGTTATAGATCATAGCGGTTGTGTTTATGAACATGGTTTTCCTGAAGACACGCCTGAATGGATTTTAACAGATGGCAAAGTTATTGATTCAAAGAAGAAAGAACCACAACCAATAGAGAAGCAGCCATTTACCTGTATAAAATGTCAGGCTGTCTACAAACCTTTTAAAGGTGCTATTGAATGCCCTGAATGTGGATTTGCGCCAACAGCACAAGAAAAAATGGTGCTTATCAAGCAAGGCAGGTTGGTTGAACTCCCAAAAGAGAAAACAACAACTAACGACAAGCAAAATTTTTATGCCCAACTTGTATTTCATGCAAAGCAAAAGGGATACAAGGAAGGATGGGCAAGCTGGACGTTTAAAGAAAAATACGGTCACTTTCCGCATAGTAAACGTGTGCATCCAATGCCAATTGGTGAGGAAGTGAAGGGGTTTTTACAGCATTTAAGAATTAAAAAAGCTAAATCACAAGGGGGCGCACATGTCAGAAGAAGCTAGAGAACAACAACTACACAAGTTAAGAACAATAGGTGAAGAACACGCAAAAGCGAAACAGAATTTAGCTGTGTTAGAGTATGGTAGGCAAATTCTGTTATCTAAACTTATGAAAGAATATATGATTGCAGGTGAAAAGACCGCAGCAGCACAAGAAAGAGAAGCCCGTGCTAATCCATCGTATCAGGAACATATTGAAGCGTTAGGAATTGCAATTCACGAAGAATCTAAATGGGCATGGGAAAAAAAGATTGTTGATATTAATTTTGAACGATGGAAGACAAACATGATTAACCAAACGATAGAAAAGAAAAACTATAATGCCAAAGGCTAAAACAGCACGGGAAAAGCTGCACATGGGAAGCGTTGCGGATATGGGTTGCATTGCTTGCGCTCAATTAGGATATTACGACAGCCCAACAGAACTGCACCATATTAAACATCAGACGGGCATGGGCAGGCGTTCTAGTCATTATGAAGTTATAGGTCTTTGTTATGTGCATCACAGGGGTCATTATGGCTACCATCACTCACCCGCAGAATTTACAGGCACATTTGGAACACAATTGAAACTGTTAGAGCAAACCTTGGACGCTTTAGCTTTAGACGGATGCAAATGTGGTTGTGTAAAGCAAAAGGGGCAGACTGCAAAGCCTAACCCCTTTAATAGATACAATCAGTTCTATGAGTGACTACAAAATTTGACTTTTTAAGCTGTAACCATCGTCAAACAATAAATGCCCTAGATTGTGGATAACATGAAACCCCATGTCCATCCCACCACCAGAAACACCCATGCAGCCCGTTTTGTTTTTGTAACTGTATTCTAATGCGTCACACATTAGCTGCGTTAAATTGTGTCTTATGATTCTATCTTCACCCTCTTTAAATTCATCCCTAATGCCGAAATGGTAAAAGTCGATGTGTCTATAAGCACCACTATTAGAAACGCTTTTGACAATAAAATGTATTGTTTCGCCTTTTTGAATTATGCCTTTTAAGTGGTGTATTGCTTGTTTTTTCCTAGTCATTGTTATTCTCCTTTGTTTTTTTCGACAGTGAACGCATGAACCGCCCACATGATTATTAATATTACGCAAACCCCTGCCGCTAGCTTGCCGTGTAGATCAGGCATATGACTGAACGCACCAGCAAACCAAGCGGCAATAGCTAAACGCCAAACGATATTAAAATAAATCATTAGACGTTATTCCTTTTTCGAACAATTGGCGGAATTGGTTTATTCATATTTTGCCAGCCCTTCCATTCGTTAACACAATCGCAAATAGCTTGATTGATGCCGCTGTATAGTTTCCCATCATGGCTGACTATAAACCGAACAACGTCTTTCTTCTGTGTCGGTGATAAGTCTTTAAAATGCTGGTTCACAATAGCTTCAATCCATTCTTTATCTATTTTGATTAATGCAGATTTATCGTAGCCCATGTTTATGCGTCCTCGTTTAGGTTGTAGCCTTCTTCTTCTAGTTTCAGATTAATGATATCTAAAAGTTCATGCACAACGTCTAACTTATGGCCGCCAATGTGCCATTTGGTTATATTCTCAACTGGCTTGCCTTGATGACCTAAATAAGCTGGCCCATCTTTCCAATTGTAAATCGTAGCAACATCACCACTAGGCAATTCAAAAGCCCATTCAACATCAACTTTGTTTTCAATGTCGTCAAAGTCAGAAAATTTGTAATGCGGTTGACCTATTGCCGTTAATAATGCACCGTAAGGCATTAGAAATGTACTTTGTAAGTGTGTTCCATTTGTTTCAAGTGTGATTTTTAACATAGTTTGTTCCCTTCGTTGTTTATCTTGTAAATTCCAACCGATGACTGTAGCCAAACGGTCAGCCTTGTCAGTCGATTGCTCGACTAATAAATCAGCTAACTTGTCCAATTGCTCATTAGACAAATCAGCTATCGTTTTATGCAGATCATTCATCGTCACTAATCCAGACTAGAAAACCGCCAAAACACATTGCAACAATCCCGCCAGCCGATATTAAAAGCATATCGCTAAGACTGTTTGCACTTTCCATACAATGACCATCACAGTCGTTGCCAGAGCCAGCCACAGCCATCAAACCAATGATGACTAAGCCAGCACCCATTATTCTTGTCACTGTTTTCATCTAACCACCCCCTTCATTGTCATTAATATAAAGAACCCCGCCATTGTGAATATCGTAGACGTTGCCCAAACAACCCAATCTGTCAGGTTGCTTGTTGCTATGTCAGTATTCACGAAATCAAGAATCCCAATGCCAGCGACAATGTAGCCAACTGCTACAATGCCGCCTAATGTGTATTTAAGAATGCCCAACATCTAAGCCGCCATCACTACACGGTTAAACCATGTGTCAATCCATGTGACCGCTTCACGGCTTACGCTGTAATCGCTAATTTCATCGCCACCATCGTTACCAAGAACGATAGATGCCCAACCCATATCGTTGCCTTCAGCATCACGAAACTTCAATTGTGATTCGTCTACCGATTCCATTGCGTCTTTAATTGCTGGCAAAGATGTTGAACGTTTAACCTGCCATTCTTCACCATCCCAAACGGACACGGTGTAACCCATGTCTTTGACTGCGTGACTGACTAATTTAAAATGTGCTTTCATGTTACATACTCCGTTAGTTGTTAATGTAGGTTAATTATATAATACATTTTAGAATATATGCAAGAATTAATTTACTAATACATTATGCCTACATATTACCTATATAGATTGCATTAGAACTGCTTTAGGTTATAATGTGTGTATGACTACGAAAAC